ATAGACGCTGAAGTTCATGTCAGAAGTCAGTTCATCAAACTCAGCTTCTGGGTATCGCTTGTATTCTTCCACAATGGCAGAGAGAATATCAAAACTAAACTCAAGCATCCGGTTGTAGAGGTTCATGATGTTTTCTACAATGTCTGACACACCATGATCAGCACAATACTCTTCAATAACAGCTTTCTCAAGCTTATCAAACTGAAAATGGTAGAACACACGACCGGGTCTGTCAAGGATAAATTCGTTAACAAGGTTCTCGTTATTCTCTGTCATCAGAAACAGCCGCTTATTACTACTGGTGCCATCAAGAAGAGTCAGAAGTGCATTCTGTTCTTCTTTGTCTTCAAACGTCTTGGCAAACTCATCATAGAAAACAACACACTCTCCAATGGAATCAATAAACTGGTTAAACTCTGTACCAGAGAATGATTCATTGACCAGTAGCACTGGTACACCTTCTTCAACCGCCATATTAGAGACAAGAGAGGAAAGCATGGTCTTTCCAGCACCCTTATCACCAGTCAGAAGTACACCAGTAGATTTTGACCGTAGTTTATAAGTGCTGTATACCTTATTGGCTTTCGTCTTACTGCTACCATAGATACGAGAAGGCACCTCAAACTTGTCCTTATGGATGGACAAGAAGAACCCCCGCATTGGGTCGTGACGAACCACATATACCTTTGCTGGCAGTGAATCCATTGATGTTGCAGGGTCAAACTCAACAACACCAACATTAGTACCAGACAGGAAGAATTTTGTTTGTTTCATTACCAAGCTCCATCGATTTTTGCAAACATATTAATAGTCACGATTGATTCAACCGCACATGCACAAGAAAGAACAGTCTTTATAAAAACTCATCATGTTTCTCAAATAGTAAAGCGAATAAAAGAATTGACCCAGAAATCATTACATCCACCTCCCATTATCATCTATAAGTCTAAGCATTTTGTGATTACCTATCATACCAAGTTGTTCCCCTGATGTCATCCACTTTTGAACTTTTCTGATCTTCTTTGGGTTGTAGTAGTGATCAGCACCACCTGTGATATCATTGAGATTACCTTGTACTGCATCATATGCAATCTCAATAGTTTCTTTGAAAGATTCCAAATCAGGCTTCTTTGAAAGATCAACTTGCAGTCCCTTCTCGTATGAGAATTGGTATTTTGCATGGACGACATCACATATCGTATCCTGTGATTTGATTCTCTCTACTCTGTTGAGGATCACATTAGCAACCAGTTGCTTACCTTTTGTTTTCTCACTATTTGCCTCAAAGTGAATAGCTTCAACCATACAGAAGTAGTCGTTGATAGGAACTTCCAAAGGCTCTACTTGTGATAAGAAAGCCGCAATCAAGTATGTCCCAAGTGAAGATGTATTAATCATATTTGTGACTCAAAAAGGAGAGGGAGGAAACTCCCTCTCTGATCTTATTTGATTTTCTTCATTTTATACTTAGTGCGAACATGCAAGCACTGGATGTTGTATCCACCTGCATAGATAGTTTCGAATGAGAATCGATATTTACCATCTCCGGATTTCAGGATCCAATCGCCTTCAACAAATCCATCTTTACCAGAATTAACATAAAGTGGTTCGACCTCATCTACCTGTATATCACCAATCTTTTTCTTTACTGCAAGATCAATTTTAGATGCAAAGTTTTCAGACTCTTTGATGAACCGTTCACGAAGATCATCATTTGAGCGATCTTTGTCCTGGATATCCTTTTTGCTGAATCCCTTAGACTGCATCAATTCAAACTTAGCCCAAGATCCTTTAGTTTGCTTATATTCATCTGACTTGACGAAATCACGAAGCTTCTGAACTTTTTCCAACTTGGACTCAACCTGCTGATCGAGGATATGCTGGATAGATTCTTTGATCTTTGAAGAGATTGATTCGATATGTTCCATGATATAGATCCTCTCAAGCGATTCATCAATTTATGTATCTATTTTATATTCACTCGAGAGGATTGTAAACAAATTTATGAAAGTTTTTTGGACAATTCTTGATAGCCGCCAATCAGCTCGTGGAAGCCTCCGTTAGATGTGAAGATCTGTGGAATTGGAGAATGCTCTTTTCCAATCACCTTTTTGAAATCTTCTGCAATCTGACTATCATCAACATTCTTGAATGTGTATGGAATCTTCTTCTCATCTAGAAGTTCTTTTGCTTTGACACAAAAATCGCACCATTCTGCCCCATAGATAGTATACATACTTCTCCTTAGACCATTCGGTCAGCTAGTTTTGATTTATAAATTTCATAATTAATTTCTCCACTTAATTTATTGTGGGAGTAATCAACAACTCGTGATTCAAAGAAATTTGTATGGGTTGAACCTGTTAGCAAGTAATCAATCCAAGGTAGAGGATTTTTAGGAACTTGATCTCGCTCAATAATTCCGGCCTGGAATAGACGAAGCTTTCCAAGATACACAATAAAGTCTTTTGCTTCTTGCAGACTCATCTGTTCCTGATCGCCCATTTCAAAGACAAGATCCAAGAACTTGTGTTCTGCTTGAATGTATTGTTCAACTGCACATTGCACAAACTGATCTAACTCATAATTTTCTTGTTCAGATAGATCTTCATCTTTAATAGTCTTCCAAATTTGAATGTTTCGCATAACGTGATCATGCTCATCTTTAAGAGACCATTCATTGATAGTATTAAAGTTCTGAGCTACACCGAATCGTTTTAGATTTAGAAGACAAGCAAATGCACCAAATAGAGAAATGCCTTCACCTAGAAACAGAACAGAAAGAGCTTTAGCAAAATTCAGTTTGTTTGATAGATCACCAACATCTTGAGTGATGATGTCAATTTTATCCATCATCTCTTTGTATTGTTTGAACTCAGACCAATCTGAATTGGTATAACCAAATGTCTCTGCTGCAAGTGCATATCCGCGTTGGTGAGCAACCTCACGTTGAGCAAATGTCATCCATAATGTGCGAATCTCGTTATTCTTTACATGACCTAGCAGTTTTGCATAACCAGTACCAACCTGAACATCCATTTCAGTGAAGAGAAGCAAAAGCTTCTCTAACATATTTTTGTTGGATTCATGACTAACATTAGGTGTAGCCATTCCTCCTTTAGTTGTAAATTGACGAAGGTCATCTTGAAGCTCTACTTGGTTTTCGTGCCAGTGCATATCAATCCGATGACGTTTTTCTGCTTCCACAGCCCATGGGTAAACAAATGGTCGATATGCTACGTTCTCTTGAAAAATACTCACTGATTAACCCTCACACGCAATACAAGTATCAAATTCTACTTTTGTTTTAACTGGAATACTATTTAATGGCTTATCTCCACCAGTACCTAGATTTGCTCTAGTTGCTGGTTTTGAGCGGCAATAGTAGAAAGATTTAATCCCTTTTAGCCAACCCTTTACATGAATGTCACTCATTTCTTGCATTGAGATCGTATTATCAACAAAGATATTCAGAGACTGAGATTGGCAAATATAGGTCTGTCTTTCCGATGCTTGTTCGACTACCCACATCTGATTAATTTCATTTGCTGTCTTGAACACATTCTTTTCATGATCAGATAGGAAATCAAGATGCTGAACAGAACCTTCATTCATTGTAATAGATCGCCATACGTCATCATTATCTGCATCGTATTTCTTTAGAACTTCTTTTAGGTATTTGTTCTTAATCAAAAAGCTACCGGAGCGGCCTTGAGCATTAAATGCATTTGAGTTCCATGGTTCAATAGAAGGGGATGCACCAACTAGAGATGAACTAGATGCATTTGGAGCGATTGCTAGAAGATGACTATTGCGCATTCCTGATCCATAACAGTCATTTGGTTCACCGCGTTCTTTTGCTAGTTGCTTTGAGCTCTCAATTGCTTTGCTTTTGATCATTGAATAGATCTTGTGTGTTTCTTGGATAGCAGAACCAAATCCACCAGATTCAAAAGGAATCATTTTGGATTGTAGGTATGAATGCCAACCAAGAGTTCCAAGACCAATTGCTCGCTCTTTTGAGGCAGAGTGAATAGCACGCTTTAGAGTAGATGGAGCCAATCGAATGAAGTACTCAAGAACATTATCTAGCAGACGAACCAGATCTTGAACCATTTGAGTGTCTTTCCAGTCTTCAAACTTCTCTAGATTAATAGAAGACAAGCAACACACTGCAGTCCGCTTTTCTGAAGTATACAGAGAAATTTCACAACAGAGGTTGGATTGTGAAACATTATAGAGAGGATGAGTAATCCATTCAGGAATATTTCGGTTTGCAGTATCTTTGAAGAAAATATACGGCTCGCCTGTTTCATAGCGAGTTTCCATGATCAATTCCCAAACCTCACGTGCATCTAGGAATCGACCAGTTGGTCCATGCTTTGGATCAACAAGTTCATACTCTTCACCATTAATCATAGCAACCATGAACTTATCAGTAATATTAACTGCATTGTTTAGATTGTAGCATTTTTTGTTTTGATCACCACCAATAGGAGAACGCATGGTAATAAAGTTCATAATTTCTGGATGATCAACATCCAGGTAAGCAGCCATTGAACCACGGCGAGATGCAGTTTGTTTGTAGCTTAAAGTGTCTGCATCATATCCACGAAGATGAGCCATTACTCCAGTTGATTTTTCATCAGGTGAACGATTAGCAGCATATACACCAACACCGCCACCCATCATAGACAACCAAGCGGCTTCAGATCGTGCTTCTACTAGACCTTCTTTTGTATCACCAATATAGGACAAGAAGCATGAAATTGGCATCCCATCAGGAGTAATATTTTCTTCTAACCAATCACCGGCTTCTTCAAATTGATCATTTGTGAATGTTGGCCATTCAATATCAACAGCATTACTTAGAACAGGAGAAGAAAACGTAAACCATCCTTTTGAAGCATAATCATAAATGCGCTGTGCGAATTCGTAGTCACCAAAACAATAACTAGTAGATGCACGAGCAAAAGTTTGTTGTGGAGAAGTCTCATGCTGCTTCTTGTAGAAACCCTTTCCAGTTAATAGAGCTTTTCCTTGCTCCGGAAGAGAATTATCTCTAGAATAATCAATAACAATCCCACTGTATTGATCAATTAACTTATCATTTTGCATTTAAGTATACTTCCTTACATATTATCAATTGCATAACAGAGCATTGCATACGAATCTACAATATCTGAAATTGGATTACTATCTGGTTTAGGAATCTTATTATAACCTATTTCTTCACATAATTGAATAGATGTTTTTTCAACAAACGATTCATACATGAAATCCTTGTTTGCATTGCCTTTACCAGAAAAGTATTTCTTGATTTGTGTTGGAGCTGGAGTAGAGAATTTGATTCCCTGTTTCCACATTTTGTGTTTCAGTAGACCTGCATTTTCGCAGATTCCTGATATATTTCCTTTTGACCCCATTGAGTAGCCTTCTAAACAAACATCAGTCACTTTGAATTTCTTCAGTATTGTAATTGCCCACTCAGATATATTATCAAATCGTTCTTCCTGACACGAATATGGAATGTGCATGATTCCATAGACACTATGTTTGAATGATCCAACAAATTTCTTATCTGGTGTGTAATAAAAGGTTTTGCATTTACTAAAGTCCTTTGAATTACCTACAGTGATCGCAGGACAGGACATTGAAAAATCGATTCCGGCAAAATTCATTCTTCGTCTTCCATTTGTTCTTTGATCGGATGGGAACAATATGGACAATATGCTGGAATAGATTCTTGAGGAGACACTAGAATGAAGTGTTCCTCACATGTTTCATTGTCGCAAATGATTTCTATTTTGAACATTTAAAATTCCTTGTATGTGTTTAAGATACAAGGAATTTATTTGATTATTCTACCAAGAGTTCAGGAGATAGATCATCTTCTGTTGGCTCATCTTCATCAGGATTATATGCTTTCTTGATGCGTTCAATTAATTCGTCAGAATCAAGATATACGTCTTTTCCTTCAAGAATCTCACCAACCTCTTCTTCACTGAACACAGGAACGTATAGATCTTGTGTCATTCGATTGATTAGATTATTGCCAGCAAGCAGGCGTTTTAGATTTTCGTTGCCTTTGCCGTATGGATCAACACCACCTGAATAGTCATGAACCATTAGAGTGCTATATGGATAGACAACATATGATTGACCAGCAAAGAAGATCAAAGTACCAGCAGATGCTACCATACCATCAGCGTGTGTAATAACCATTGCTTCGGTACGCAGCATTGCATGCACTAGAGAGATAGTAGTTTCAAGACTACCACCAGGAGTATTAATGAAGATATTCACAATATCATTTTCTGATGCAAGATCAAGAGTCATGATGCAATCAACGATATTTTCATCATGATCTTGAATTTCACCATAGATATAAAAATTGTGAGTTGCTGAAGTTGGAAATGAACGCTGATGAACAGACTGTTGATTGCCTAGCATGATACCACGAGATAGTTTTGTCATTGTCTTTCCTTATCAGTTAGATGCTTTAAATTTATTTGCTCTCATCGTGACGATAGTACGTTTACCATTTGCATATGTTATAATATGTGAATGGCTCCAACTTAGTGACCCTTGATTATACCCCATATCGAGTTTTGACATAGTACCTGAGCAATATACACCATCACGAATAGATGCAGAATGAGTATGACCAATATTGTAACGTGTTCCTAGTTTTGTGTGTGAAAGAACAGATCCTCTGGACCCGTTATTTCCTAAATGCCCATGATTACCACATTCAATTCCTTCATCCCCGCAGATTTTAAAAGATTCATCTGTTTTGAGGAACTTGGCACCGCATTCTTTCCATTGATCCTTTACTGCATATTCAAAAATAGAAAAATCAAATTCTCCTCTACCGATTGCTTCATACATAGCAAGCTGATACTTTAGAAATGTAATTGCATTTGCTGGATCGGTTTTATAATCAGCTTCTTTCAACCAACGTTTTAGAGCTAGATCATGATTCGATTCTACAACTACAGTTTGACACCATTCACGATCCATGTCTTTAAGGACTTCAACTGTCTCATGCACGTCTAAATAAACAGAATCTGCTCCATGTAGATATTCTCTAAATCTGAAATAAGGATCATTTCGATTGTGGTGGTTGCGGCTGGAGAAATCCAACAGATCATGAACAAATTGATATTCTGGTCGCATATAGTCTAACAAACTATCTTCACCGATAAATGAACCAATTGCTACATTATGATCAATCTTCTCAGAATGAATGTCACCCCAGTTGATTGCCTCACATGGAAGACCATCTTGATAGTCATCTGGCATATAGTAAGTGTCTAGATCGTAGAAACAACCATCATCAGAGTCTGCAATTAATTGACGAACAAACCATGTTCCATCATCTTCTACTTCAACTATAAGAGCACCAAAGATGTGATGAAAAGAAGCCTTTTGTCCAGCTTTCTTTTGAATATAGTTGCGTTGTGTTACAGCACCAGTTGTATATAGAAAACGTGGATCTTCTGTTTTGTGTCTAGGTAGACTTTCCAATTGAACCTTCACGTGAGGAATAATGCCACTCATTCCTTTTGTATATGAATGAAATCCAGATAGTGGATTTACAGCCGTTGGAAGAATATTCAGTTCTCCACACCAAATTAGATCATCAGCCAACATAACTGGCTCATCAAGAATATAGTCTTGAATCTTTGGATCAAACCATTCACCTTCAGACTTACCAAGGTTTTGAAATCCATTCAAATTATAGGAGAATGTTCCAACTATGATCTGAGCATCAATTCGATCAGCCATTGTCTCAAGTGATTTTAAAAAGGAATCATGGACAAATGTAGAATTCTGAGCTGATGTTAGAATGTATCGTTTCTTGTTCAACTTTTTGATTTTTGAGTGGTGATCAAAATAAGTACCAGAAGCAATTGGCTTATCATGGTCCTGCCACCATTCTGTATATGATCTCTTGTTTAGAAAGTTTGAGATTGCTGATCGAGACATGCCAACTCGTTTGCTCATCTCAGAAAATGATAGTCCATCATTCTGATATCGAATGAGTTCCATCTTAATTAGATCATTTTCTAATAGACTCATTGTTATGATTTTCTCCATTGATTAAATTCAAGTCTTGCTTTCAGACCAGAGAATGTTCTTAGCTTTATGATCTCATTTATATCCTCTCTACTTATTCCTAACTTGATCATATCATTGATGTCTTGTTTTTTGTTTGGAGAATTTGGCCAAATGACTACGTGTTTCCCTGTATCTATAGCTGACTCAATCAACTTCAAGATATCTGGATTTCTTGGTTCATTGTCCCAAATGTAAACATCTGCTTTTGCTCTAAGCAAATTAGAATCGCATGTCGCGATACAATTATCAACAAACAAACTATCAAATGGACCTTCGCAGCAGTAAACAGTTTTGGATCTATCAACATCCAACTTTCCAAAGATCTTATCAACTGATTCATCTTTCTTAATTGAAATATAACGAAGACCTTTCTTTGATAGAGAGCGGCCCTGCATCATCTCAAGTTCTCCATCTTCAGAAAAGAAAGGAATCATGATTCGACCTTCAACTGGAAATCCTTCAGCCAATGGAGTAGGAGACAGTAGTTCAGAAGTTGTTTTGAAATTCGGTGACCAATAGAGTCTATTGATTTCAATATCACCAAAACATCTACTTTCTAACCACTTTATTGCTGGATGAGATGAATCAAGATCGGAACAAGGTATACACGTATCTAGAACACTCTCAGTGACGTTCTGAGACACTTTCTTGCTTTTGGTATATGTTATATCATCTTTCTTAGAAAGTGTCTCAGAACGCTTCTTTGGTGATCCAAATCGACCCAACATTTGATCTCGTTTGTATTCGTCAAACTCAGAAGGAAACACTTGTTTGATAAAATTAAAGAATGTAGTCGAGTAGCCGCAATTGTGGCAGTAGACATTCATTTCCATTTTACCAGAAACCTTATAGATAATGAATCTAGTTTTTCGTTTATCTTTCTTTGAGTCACCGCACACTGGACACCGACAAGAATAGACATGCTTACCAAAATTTAATTTGAATCTTTCAAGTCTATGACTGATTCTATTGATCCAATCAATATCTATGAACATGTCTGGTTTTAACATATAGACTCCAAAAACAAAAAGAGTAGATGCGTATTGTATAACATCTACTCTTATTTTAATACCTTATTTTAGTTCATCAATATAGATACTATTTGGTGTTGATGATTTGTAATACTCAAGTTGATTATTCAGCTCATCAATGTCTTTCTGAAGTTTATTGATTCGCTCTGTTGATAGTGACATAAAGTTCATATTGAGTAGATAGTCATATGATCCATCAACCAATTCAAACTCATGCGATTCAAGTTGCTTAACAATTTTATCCTTTGTCTGTTTTGCTAGAACAATCTTATCATCAATCACATATTCAATAAATCGTTTACGCTCATTAAGAACATTCAATTGCGAATTGATTTTGTTTGTTTTATATTCAATCTTCTTCTCAAGAAACTTCAATCGAATATCAATGAAATAGTCAACAATCTCATCTACAGTTTCAAAGACCTTAATTCGATTGTTTTCATCTTGAACGGTATAGTTCTCACTGATGTTCTTGACTAGTTTCAGTTTAGTGAGAAGTTCATCATTTGTAATATCAACAAGATCAGATCGTGAGAATTTGATAGTGAATTTGAAATCATCTTCAGAGTAATCTTGATATGACCGAATAACGCCATCATCTTCAAGTCGATCTAGAACCTTAACATACTGTTGTAGGTCATATGTGAAAGGTATCTCAGTGACCTCTACTGTTGTGCTGTTGATGACTTCACATTTACCTTTAATAACATATTTGTTTGGTTGATCTGTGCTACAGATGTCACCTGCGAAGCCCCTGTACCATGGTCCTTCCTTATAGGTATGTTTGACACCATTTAGCTTTTTAATAATGGACTGTTTTAGTTTCTTTGGATCACGTGCATAGATCTTTTGAGCAAAACCGGTCGAGATGCCTTCTGAGCCATTCACTAGAAGCATAGGGATATTTGGCATCAAATAGACTGGTTCAATCTCATCACCTTCAAAGTATTGTTTGGTGAGGATAGCTAGATCTTCTTTGTCAAAAATCTCATATAGATCGGAAGATGGTTTTGTAAATGTGTAACGTGGAGCAGAGGCTTGCTTTACCAATCGTGTGCCAAAGTTACCATGTGGTTCCAATAGGTTAATATTGTTAGCACCACAATAGTCTTTAGCAAGAGTCTCTACCACACCTGTAATGTCACCATGCAAGTAGTGCGTCTCTTGTTCTACTTGAGCTTTGAACTGAGATGTTTTGATTGGCTTATTAATAGTTGTCAATAGACAGTAATAGATAACTTTGCGTGATGAATTCTTTAAACCATCTACAACAGATGCGATCTTACGGACATTATCATATGCCGGAAAATCCTTGAACTCATTGATAAAGTGTTCAGCTGATACTGTTTTCATTTATTTCTCACTTAATAGATTTCATAATTGGACGAATAAATACTTTATCAAAATCTCTTGACCATAGTTTCGGATCGAACTGCGAATCCAAATCACCATGGTTCAATATTACATTCTTTTCTAATACTTGACCTGATGCTATATCTAAAATGTCAACAACAATGGTACTATCTTTACTAATAGCAGCCCACAGCTTTCTTGCTCCGAAGTATTGAGTAGAATCACCTAAAAGAGAAAGCTTTTCTTTGTTGACAATATAGGAATATAGAGCTTTACCGATACCCTGACCTCTATAGTCAAGATCAGTAATTACACCAGTTACAACATGAATCTGACCATATTGAGAAAACATCGATTCAGTTTCAGTGTCTCTTTCGAGCTCCATTCTGATTACAACCCTGAATCTATTCTTTCCATCAATCTCACTGAAGAAGCCAGCTACGTAGGATGTCTTAGTTGATTCAAACTTTCTAACTTCAAAGTTTCCGATTGAACCAATCTTCTTCCACTTTTTGATGATGGGAAGTGATATTGCGGAGAAGAACGAATCTGTTCCTCTCCAATCTCCATGTGCTGCAATACTCATCTCATTCAAATACTGTTTAAAGTTCATAACAAAGTCACCAATTCAATAAACTAAATACATT